TGGCATCGGGTGAGTACACCGTGGTTGTGCAGAAGGTGGTCTGATGGCTTCCAGGGTCGCGATCTCGCGCGTCCAGGGCTCGCTGGATCCGAGCGCGGCCCTGGACTACACGACCAAGCAGTACGTCGACACTCGACTCGTGGGCATCTACACGGGTACCGTGCCGTCCGGCTCGACCTCAGCTGTGGTCACCCACAACCTCAACACGACGTCGATCATCGTCACCGTCCGGGACACCTCGGGCAACGAGGTCATCGTCCCGAACCAGGCGAACTCGGCCAACCAGGTCACGTTGACCTTCACCACGGCACCGACCGCCGGTCAGTACACGATCCGCGTCGAGGGAGGCCTCTCGGCAGGTGGCTACCAGCCGCCACCGGTAGCCCTTACCGATGCGGCAACCATTGCCACCAACGCATCTCTGGGCAACTACTTCCGCGTGACCCTTGGTGGCAACCGGACATTGGGCAACCCGACCAACCCGACCGACGGGCAGAAGATCATCTGGGAGCTGATCCAGGACGCCACCGGCTCACGCACGATCACCCTGGACACCGCTTTTGCGCTCGGCACGGATATCTCGTCGGTCACCCTCACCACGACGGCGTCCAAAAGAGACTTCCTGGGAGCGGTGTACAACTCAACGGCATCGAAGTGGTACGTCATTGCCTTCAGTAAGGGGTATTGATGGCCATTGCGTTCCGCTCGTCCAGCAATACCGGGAACGACGTTTCCGCCACCAGTGCAGCTCCTGCGGTCCCCACAGGGGCGACCACCAACGACATCGTCGTTGTCGTGCTCAGCCGCTGGACGGCGGACTCTGCGATTACCGCACCCTCAGGCTTCACCGACTGGGGTACCACGTATCCAGCCGGGACCGGCGGAAACACCAACGCCAACCTCCACATTTTCTGGAAGCGCCTCACGGGTGCCGACAGCGGCACGTACAGCTTCAGCTGGACGAATAACACCGGGAATTCCTGGACACACGGACATGCTTTTTGCTTCTCCGGCTGCGTCACCTCAGGGACGCCGATCGAGGCGGTCAACAACTGGGCGGGTACCGCAGGCAGCATTGGCTCGATCTCTGTCACCACGACGACACAGCCGGGCCTGATCTGGTCGGTCTACAACGACACGAACGGCACACACACACCGCCGACGGGATATACCGAAGTCATCGACTTCGACTCCGGCTCAGCCGCGTACCTTGTACCAGGGACGACCGGCACACAGACCGCTTCCGGTGGTTCCATCACTTCGTCCAGCGCGACTGGAGCTGTGCTTATCGCGCTCAAGGCACCGGGAGCAGCCGTAGGACATCCTGGAGCCTTCTTCGCGTTCTTCTGAGGAGGAGACATGAGCAGCCCACTCCAGTTCGGAGGTTCTGTTTCTCTGGCAGCCGACCCTTCAGCATCACTCGGTCCGGCCACCAAGCAGTACTGTGACAAGAAGATCAATACGAGCTATCTTCTGGCATTGTCCAGCCCGGGAGGGTGGACTGAATTCCTCCGGATCGGTTCGCTCTGCTCCTCTGTTTCATTCCTGAGCGCTACGTCGGCAACGTCAACCTCGGCCAGAACTTTTACTTCCCTTTTCGCGGTGGCGTTTGATTCCAACATGCCGAGCGTCTCCGCTACCGGCTTCCAGATGTGGGTGTCTACTGCGCCCTCGGCGGCGACTCAGTCGGGAAACTTCGCCGTCTACACAGGAACAACCTTCAACGACTTCACGAACAACATGGTCAGGGTCGGATCCAACGGTTCAGTTAGCTTCACGACCAGCACGACAGGACTTGTCAGGACTGCTTTCGCCAGTCCGGTTTCGACCAGCGGTATCTACTGGATGGCCGTGCAAATGGTCCTCGGCGCACCGGCAAGCGGCTCAGGAGCAGCTTTTTCCGCTTCGGCATCCTCGAACAACCCGCTTCCTGCACAAGGTGGTAAGTACGGTGAATTCACTACCGCTACGACTACTCCACCATCGACACTGACTGGCCTGAACGCCGCCGCCTCGTCGATCTCGGGCGGGCAGTCCGTCTGGATGGCTCTCTACTAGGAGTGCAACGTGCCGTTCCCCATCCTCGGGCCCAGTGCCCCCGAAGAGCCACCCGTTGTCCCCAGAGACTCCTACTGGCTCCGGCAACGGGAAGACTGGGCCACCTACCAAGAGCGCATGCGCCATGCCCAGGCGCTCTACCAGTACGGCGAATACTCCATGTTCGTCATGATGTGGTCATTGATCGACTTCGAGAAGGGCCTTGTCGGCCGCTGTAATCGTTGCTATGGAAGCAATGGATCTCAGCAGCACCGCATCGCCGATGTGTACAACCAGCCAACGCAGAACGAGTGCCCCGACTGTCTCGGCACAACCTTCGAGGGCGGCATCCGCGCAAAGATCGTCAGGCCTTCGATGTGGGCGGACCTGGACGAGAAGGAGGAGCTGTCCAATCGGGGTGTCGTACACCCGGAGCGTGTGTCCGTCGAGTCCACATGGGACTTCCGGATGCGTCGTGGTGACTACATCCTCCGAGCGGACGGTTCGCGCTACCGAATCCCTGACTCACCGCAAAGGGTTACGCTCCGCACGGGTTACCTGCATCCGGACCAGGCGGAAACCTCGATCACCTATCACCGCATCGAAGCGCGATACGAGGAGCACACGACTGTTCCCTACCTAATCTCTCCGACCAGCGCCTCGGCTCTACAGGAGATCCTGACCAGAACCGGCTACAAGCCTCGCCTCTTCGACGACGTCGAAGTGATCAATGGACCACTCATCCCTCCGGCCTTGATGGACTGACATGTACGAGAAGCAGAGCCATCGCCTGGAAAAGGCTTACAAGCGGACACTGTTGCGCGTCCCTGATCACGCCCATCACCTCGATCCGGAGAAGATCTTCTATGACCCGGAGAGGAAGTGGCTCGGCGTCGAGTGGCCCGAGAATGGTCAGCTGACCGTGCACCTGCTCACTGACGAGGAGTCTGACCGCTGGCTTCGTGGCGAGGAGATCACCAAGGATGCCTGACCTTCTCGCTCCGCAGCTCCAGTTCGGCGCTGGGCCGCCGGACCGCATGGTCATGGTTCACGAGGACCTGGACGAGCAGTCGGCCAAGTACCTCTCGATCAACGCGGTCTACACGGCGCGCATGTCCATGCCCCGGGTCACCGGCGGCTCGGCGAACCGGCTGCGCCCCATCTCCGGGGATGGGTACTTCGGGATCTACTTCCCGGACCCGTGGACCTGGTACCAGGAGCGAGGAACGAAGCCCTTCACCATGCGGAGCCTGGCGGGGAAGACCATCCCCATGTGGGTGTCCGATGAGAACGGGAGCTTGCGCGCGAAGAACCCGAAGATCCAGGTCAGGCAAACCCAGGACGGCAGAACTCAGGTGCTGATCTTCCGCCGGGCCGCACGGATTGGACAGCGCAAGACGGTCCGGCGGAAGAACCCGGTAACGGGCGCTATGGAGATTACAACGACGGTGGCCAGTTATCCAGGCGCACCAGGCCGGATCAACCGTCGAACTCCTGGAGTTCCCGACACACCCGCCGGTCGAGTGGGTGGCCAGATCAGTACTGGCAACGTGGGTGTCCGCTGGCGACACCCGGGACTCCGGGCAGCGCAGTTCCTGAACTCGGCCCTGGCGCGATCGGCCTTCGAGGCGGGACTCTTGGTCCGGACGATCTACATCTGCGACGGAGCCGAGTGGGAACGCCTGGCGAAGCAAAAGGGCCTTACGATTGCTGACTGACAAGGAAAAGGAGGGCAGTAGTCATTTACCTGGTACCGCTTAAGACTGCAGTGACGGAGGCCCTCCGGTCTGTCTTCACCACGACCTACCCCATCGCCGACTTCCAGGACGTCAACGTCTCCATCGAGTTTCCGGTGAAGGAGGCCGACTATCCGGCCTTGTGGATCCAGTACGAGGACAACGACGACTTGGTGACGGCAGGCATCGGCCACGTCGAGTACATCGACAATGGAGGCTCCTTCACTCCGGTTCACCGTTGGAAGTTCAAGGGGGCAGTCACGATCACCATCGTGGCGATGTCCTCTTTGGAACGCGACCTGCTCTACGACGAGGTCGTGAAGGTCTTCGCCTTCGGGCAGGAGAACGTCAACCTCCAGAGCTTCCGCACGAAGATCGAGACGAACGACCTGATTGGCATGAACGCCAACTTCGACGATCTTCGGCCGTTTGGTGACGCTGCTGGAGCTGGTACTCCCTGGGGAACCGATGATTGGGTCTACGAGAAGTCGTTGTCCTTCGACCTGATCGGTGAATTCGTCGGCGATCCGTCGACCGGGACTCTGGTTCCCTTGTCAGGTGTCACGTTTATCGACTACGTCGAAGGAACGCCGGAACCAGCGTTCCCGGATGAGCCCGGGTCGACGACTGCTCCACCTACACCGGGCGACTGGGACCGCACCACCTGGACCTGAAGCCTGTGACTGTCCGCGAATCAGCCTTGAAGAGGTGAAGGCGTTCGCAGGCATGAAGGGGCAAGCATAATGCCGGATTTCTCCACCTACGTGCCGCCCGACGTGTATGTGGACGCGGGCTCGACACCAACGATCCAGCAGGTAGGGATCGATCCTACGATTGTCTGCTTGATCGGCAATGGGGTCGGCTACCACACCTTCTCGGAGACCGTCTCGTTCGCGTCGTCAACGAGCGCAGTACTGACGCAGAAGGGCATCAACGCCTCTTCGATCGTGGTGACCGGGTACGTCACTGACCCGAACGCATCGGGTCAGTCCATCCCCCACACCTTCCAGAAGGACCAAGGGGCGACCACCCACGACTACTCGATCACGACGGACACCACCCCTGGTGCGGACCTGTCTATCACGACGATCACGAAGTCGAGTGGTGGTGCAATCGAAGTCGGCTACCCGGAAGTGACGGTCACTTACAACTACACCGACCAGAACTACCACTCGCTGAACTTCTTCGAGGACTTCGCAAGTTTCCAGGACACCTACGGACCGGCTCTCGACCCGAGTACAGGCGCCCTGATCTCTCCCCTGACGATGGCCGCTCAGGTGGCCATCCAGAACGGCGCAACGCGGCTCTACGCGATCGCCCTTGATGCGACGAACGGATCGACGGCGAACCAGTTCGCTCAGGCCTACCAGCTCCTGGGAGGCTCGAACAACAGCGCCAACGTCGTTGTGCCGCTCTGGGACAACGTGACGAGCGTGTCGGCTCTCAGTGGCATGCTCGCCACCTTCAACGCCGCACTGCTGGCAGACGCGAACAACCGGGCGCTGCGCATGGGCATCGTCGGCTTCGACGAGGACCTGGTTGCAACCACCGCCGACATCACGGGCCTGGCGACCGGGATCTCCTCAAAGCGGCTGGTGATCGCATGGCCGAACAAGCTGAACTACTACAACGGGTACACCAACACAACGTCCACACTCTCGGGCTTCTACCTGGCAGCCGCCTACGCAGGCATTCTTGCCCGGCAAGACCCGCAGATGCCGTTGACCCGCAAGTACCTGCAGGGCTTCTCTGGCATGCCACCGGCCATTCAGCGCGCCTTGACGGGCACGGAGAAGAACAAGCTCGCCAGTGCAGGCGTCGCAGTGACCGAGGTGGCCCGCAACGGCAACCTGATCGTCCGACATGGATTGACGACCGACTACGCGGGTGGCGTGCTGACCCGGGAGATTTCGCTCGTCCGTTCCCAGGACGCGCTCTTCAACCTTCTGGAGGACACCTTCCAG